TAAAGAAACCAAATGCCGCTTTGTAAAAAGAATCGTTGCTGTTTTGTGGCTTATCACCGCTTTCTTGTGTTCTTCGCACATTAGCAACAAAGTTTCTCCAAAGGCCACGACCAATCGGGTTTGTTGTTTCAATGTTGTTTTCAGAACAAATCTCTTCAAATTTGTTCATCGCTTCTTCCGCACTCATACCAATGTATTGTGCGCTCTTTTCAATTTCGTTTTTTAATTTTTCTTCCATATTTTACACTTCCGTATTTTTTATTTTTTTCCTTTAAATGAGTTGTCCAACCATCCATGACACTAATACTCTTGGGGTCATAGATGTTGAACGATACTCGCTTTCTCCTATTGTTCTTAGATACTTAAACTTTAAGTTGCTTTCTATTCCGTTAATATTGATTACTGCATCGTGTAAACCGATACAAATTTCTGATATATCACGACCTGCATAAATCATGTCGTGGAGAACAGATAGAACATTTGTATTTTTACTAGTTATAAGATTAATTATTTTAACATATTCTTCTAATGATATTTCACTTTGTTTCTTTAGTGAGATATTGGAGTGTTTAGCGGCCTGTATTTCAGTAATCGCTCTCCTTAAATCACCGTTCAGAGTGCCTATAAAGGAACTCAATTCATCATCATCGAATCCAGTTATATCTTCACGTTTGAGAATATCTTTAACTACTTCAAGTATTTGCTCATTAGTTAATGGAGCAAAATGATAGTTTGCACATCTACTTTGTAGTGGATGTATAATCTTATTCTTATTGTTACAAGTAATAATAAAACGCACATTACTAGCATATCTCTCCATTATTCTTTTGAGAGCATTTTGAGCATCATTGGTCATTCCTTCCATTTCATCTAATAAAATGATTCTAAAAGGAGCATCACCAATAGTTCCGCTTTGTGCGATTTGCTTGATTAAAGTTCTTACAGTTTCTAGTTTTCTATCATCAGATGCATTGATTTCAAAAAAGTTATCTATTGCTTTTTCTCCTAACATAGAGAATGCTAGGGCTAAAGCCGCACCAGTTTTACCTGTGCCTGCTCTACCATAGAATAAAACATTAGGCATATCTTTTTCTTGAATCCATAATTCAGCATCCATCTTAAAATGAACCTGTCCTATAATATCTCCTAGTTTCTTTGGTCTATATTTTTCTGTCCATAGCATATTCATATCCTCCAGTAATTTAGTTTATTGATTTTTCTACATCTTAGATTAAGTCTTTTAAGGACATTTGTGAGTTGCCAACTATTAGGAACCCAATGCATTCCACTATCCTTTAGAATCATAACGATGTCTGCTGAACATAATTCAGAGCCATCTTTTAATGCTGGCATTATTCTTCTTTTAATCATTTCTTCTCTACTTATTCCTACCATATTATTCACCATTAAAATATTCACTTAGAGTTTTAACCTCTAATTTGATTGGGTCTTTCTTAGACCTTCTTTTCTTTTCCTTTAAGCCTAAAAGCCTTGAGTCTCCATTATTTAATTTATTTCTAACATAGAGAGCATACTCTTCATCCTTTAATAATTGTTTAAGAGTAGTTACATTAGAATTACAAATTCCAAGTTTTCTAGCAAGATAAGGTATTTTGGAATATGTTTTTCTTTGTGGCATTTTAAGCCTAGAGAAATCCATACCGTTATGTCTGTATGCAAGAAGTTCATAAAAATATCTTTGACTCCATCTTCTCTTAACTACACTATCAATAAAAACTAATTTATTGGGATGTATATTTTCACATAACCAAGAAAGTATTTGGACATCAGGAGGTTTGTTATAAACCAATAACTGTGCAACCATATCTCTATCGGGTTGTTTCAAGTATTCTTGAACTAATGAATAGGTATCTTTTTCATATGAAAAAGGTTCATCCCCTCTCGGTGCTTTTTCTTTTATTGATTCTCTTAAGAAATTCCTACTACCTGCTCTTTTAATTTGACACATTGATTTGATTTCTTTAGGAACTGATTTCTCATTGATTGATGTTAATACTATTTGGCCTTTGTAATTCCTAAGTACAAATAATACTTCATCTTTCTTTGCTTTAAAATGCACATCTTCTATTATGATACCATCATTAATTGGTATTGAGAATACATCTTTTAGTCCCATCTCATTAGCATAAACAGTAATGGGGTTATTCACAAAAGTTTTAGCCTTTGTAGACTTACCTGTTCCCGATTTACCTGTTAAAAGTATAGGTCTATTTCTTTTCATATTTGTTAATCCCATTATAGCACACCTTTAATTTCAAATAATCTTTCCATGCCTTCTAAGGTTAGATGTTTCTTCTCTGAGACAATATCTACGCATTCCGAGAATGCTTCCCATTCATCTTTAGAATGAGGCAAAGAAGTATAAACAAGTTCTTTTACTTTGTAAAGATTCTTAATTCCTCCTATTCTCAAAATAGGTTTATTTCTAGTCGAATGTTCTACCTCACGATACGTTGTTTCTATTCCATGATGGTATAGACTTCTCTGTAAAGCCAAAAGAAATTTTGCATTCGCTCGTATATTTAATCTCAATCTTACTCTATAACCGATAGAAGATACATCAGATGATGTAATATTCAAATCCATTTTGGTTGATGATAAAAGAATACCAATTACCATTTCTTTACTAAACACTACAAGTCCTCCATGTATTTTGAATTATCAGGCCAATAGCCATTAGGGTCTTGACTAGGATGCATTTCCCACCAATACATATGAGCAGGAGTAATAGTTTTATCTCCTCTATTTTCTGCATTTTCTTCTGCGGCTACAACTAAATCTTCTATTGAACCTTCCATCCATACTTTTAGGAAAGCAACGAAGTCTCTAGATATAGGCATATCTGTATATTCTTTAATCATAGAACGTAAAGAAAGTTTACCAGAGCGATTAAATTTAGGTAATGTAGGTTTTTCTGGAATAACGAATGTGCCATCCTCTGTGAAATAAGGCACTAATTCCAGTTTCATTTTTCTAGGTCTACCTTTTGGATTAACTACATCTTTAAGATGAGCATATCCATCTTCTATTCTTATAACCATAAAGGTTGCTCTTTCTACTCCTGTTCCTAAAACAGTTAAGTCTCCTTTCTTAATCATTAAACATCACCTTGTCTGAGGATTGCCGCTATATATTCGTGGTCTGCTTCTTCTTCTACTGCTTTAAGTGCAGTTCTGAGAATAGTAATAGTTCTAGTTTGAAACAATGATTCTAAGTTAAAAGACTTATGAAGTAACTTACTTCCTTCTTCAGAAGCAAGGAAGCCTTTCAATTTCAACTCTTTAATTAATTTATAAGAGGTATTAGTTCTAGGGACTTTTTTAGTGGATTCTTCATTTCTAAGAAAATGAAGTCTATCATGAAGTTTATCTAACCTAGTTTTAATCATCTGTAATTGTTGATACTGTTCACGGATAAGACTTCCTACCTTGTTTTTGTTTAAGTCATCTATTTTGTATACTCTGCCTTTTATATCTGCTATGTAATCTGTTTCGTAGGTCATATTAATTCCTCTATATTCTTTATTGTGTTTATATCTGCTACAAACTTATCCTCTCTTATTCTGTGCACTCTAGGAAATCTGAGAGAATAATTTCCTTGCTTATCCTTTGTTACTAAGTCTGCTTTAATTTCCAAAACTACTCTTGGTAAAAAGTAGTAAGTATTGTTCTTAAAGTCCTCAACATTCTTTCTCAAAGTATTTGTTAAACTGATTAAGTTAGCATCTGTTAATCCGCTTCCTACACTAGTTACTTTAACAAAACCATTTTCTGACTTTGCTCCTAAGTCAAAGGAAGCAAAATAAGAAGAGTTTTTACCATCACCGTATCTTGCTGATAGAATAACTAAATCCAAATCAATTTGAGGCGGCTTATGTTTAGCCCAATATTTAGAACGCTTTCCTGATTCATAGGGGGCATCAGCATCTTTTACAATAATGCCTTCAAATCCTTCATTAATTGCTTTATTGTAGAAAGCCATTACATTATCAGTTGAACGCTCGGCTTGGTCAGGTAAACTATTCATTTCTATCAAACGCTGAGAATAAGGTAGATTCATTATCGTTACACCATTATACATTAGACAATCAAAAATTACCCACTTTACAGGGCATTTAGCAATAGCCTCTGCTTTATCTTTAGAATGAACTCTAGTTGCGAGTTTAGAATGAGGTGCAGGTCTTTCTCCTTCTATTGGATATATTTCTCCATCTAGAATTAGATTATCTGATTCATAGGCTCTAACAATATCTGCAACATCGGAAAATTGTTCTGTTACAATCTTTCCCCTTCTATTGAAAATAATAACGCTATCTTCTTGCTTATGTATTTGATAACGATTACCGTCATACTTGAAATCTACAATCTTATTAGTAGGCCATTTATCCATAGGGATAGCCTTTGCTAACATAGGTGCAACAAATCCTCCATGAGTTAAATTTATTGGTGGTTCCTCATTCATTTCATAATATGAAACAACATCGCTAATAGAATTAAAGTTACAATGTTTCTTAACTACTGAAATCTTTTTACCATAGTGCTTCGCTATTACTTTCTGTAAAGTAGAAGTTTTAATTCCATTTCTAGTTGTTCTTAACCAGTAACGAATAAACCACTTTACTTCGATGTCTGACATTTTTAATACGCATTCATTAATGAGTTTAAATGAATTAGAAAGCATATTCCCACAATCTAATTCAATTAGAGTTTTGAAGGTATTAATAGTGTATTCGTTTTCTTTATTAGTGTTATCGAACCAATAAATTGCTTCTCCTAAGTCTCCATAGGTATCATACTCTGTTTCTATTTCATCTTCAAACACATCATAAATCTTAGACATCCATTTCTTTGCCTTAGATAGACCAATATTATTTGTCTTAAGTTCTAAACTCAAGATACTAAATAATGTGCGTTTGTCCTCAAAATTCATCAGTTCGCTCGAAAGGAATGTTATTGCTTGAGTTGGGGTCATATCTTCGCTTGCTTCCAGCATCCTTGCTAATTGTTTCATTGTCATCTATAATCATCTCCATATTTTTATTTATTGTTTTTACTAGTTCTTTTAGTAAATCACCTAGTTTTCCGTTATGTTGCTCTGCATATTTCCACATAGCATTTGCTAAATAGAGCCATTCATTCTTCTTCATCGTCGAGCCTCTGTAATAGTCTTAGAAAGTTAGTCATCATTAAAGATACAACTTCTGCCTCTTCATTTTTATTTAATGCTAGTAATTTGTTCGTCAAACTAATCAAGGTTGCTTGAGTAATTGCGGGTGCAATTTTTGCAATTGAACCATTTAATTGTATTTCCCAATAAGAAATAAACGAGGCTCTTGCAAAGTAAGAAGAATACCTTACATCTTGTTGTCCTGTATTAAACATATCAAGATATGAACTGTGTAATTTCTTTCTTTTCTCTTTGCACCAAGATGCAAACTTTTTATCATTATTTGCTATTAAATATAATTTATTAAAATTCATTCTTCTTCCTCTGTTTTATTTAAGTGTTTTAAAACTGCTTCAGTTATTTCCTTTGTTAGAATTGCTTGAATATCAGAGAAACAATTGTCAATATGTTTAGGTTGAACACCACAATTTCTTCCAGAATTGGAAGGTATTTTCATCTTTACTTCTACATACATAGCAAATAAATCAATGACTTCTCCGCATTTACTCTGAAACCGTTCATCTGATTGATTATAATACTGTCTATTAGGGTTTGCTTTTCTTAAAGCCTCCCTTGCTTGAACATAACTAATTCTCGTTCTTTTCATCTAATTCTCTCCTTAATAAGTTTAATACTTTAATGGCTTCATCTCTATTCAGCCTAATTCCTTTACTGGTAGGTTTATCTCCCTTAAACCAGCGAATGTCTACAATATCAATGTTCCAGTATTTACCACATTGAATTATGACTTCTTCATTTGAGTTTCTAACTACTCTTCCTATTTGTTCTAGTTCGCTCAATTCATCCACCCCTGTTTAAACTTCTTAAGTTCTTGAACTGAAGTAAAATATCTTGGGGCTTCAAGTTCATCTAAACGATTAACAATCCAGCAAGTCCCGCCTAAAGAAGATATTTGAACTACTTCAAATTGACCTTCATTAATTTGAATGACTTCGGCAGTATTAATCTCAGGAACTAATCCATAGAGTTTAGTTATTTCTTTTGCTATCTCATGAATATTTTCTACAACGTATTTGATAATATGCGCTCTTTGAATTGGTATTTTTGGTGCGACTGGAATTTGTAGTTTTCCTGTTTTATTACAGACTTTACATTTGTTTCCATCACAAATAGGACATTTTATTTCCGCATTATGCGGTGCAGGTAATGTAACAGTAATTGCTCTTTTTTTCAATCAAACCCCTCCCAATAATATTCTTCTTCATATTCATCAGTTGAATCTTCAGGAAGTATTTTAAGATGATATATACTAAGAGCATATAGAACAGCAACACATAAAAATAAATAAAAGAAGTCCTTCATGGCCTATACCCCATTATTCGTTGGACTCTTAAATCTAAAGTCTTTGCTATCTGTTCTTGATTTAATGCTCTAAGTATAGCAATTGCATCATAGCATACGTTTACTAATCTATCTTCCATAGTTATTCCTCCAATTCTTTTACCAAATAGGCATCTAATTTAATATATTTGACACCACTTGGACTTTCTATTATCCTTTTAGAAAAATCTAAAGGTGTAAGAACCCATTCTTCATCTTCAATAATTACTTTCATATTTATTCACCCGATAATACTGCAACATCAGTAGTTAGGAAAAGATTAGCAATAGACATAGCCGCATCGAAACTTCCTAGTGTAACTAACAATGGGTCAAAGATACCTGCTTCCCTTAAATTAACTTCATTACCAGAAACCATATCAATTCCCGAATCATATTCGTCATCTAATACAGTATATCTTTCTAAGTCAATACCTGCATTATTTACTAATGTCATAAAAGGTGCAATTAAAGACTTGTAAACTAGATAATCTCCAGTTACTTCTAAGTCGAGAGCCTTACGTGCATTATATAATGACTTACCGCCGCCGATAATAATTCCTCCCTTTAATGCAGATTTAGTCGCATTTAGGGCATCATCTAATCTTTCCTTAGTTTCTCTAAGTTCAACAGTAGAGCCAGCACCGACATGAATAACAGCGACTCCGCCAGCCAATCGGGCTAAACGACGCTTGAGCCTTGCTCTATCCATGCCTTTTGCTTCCTCGATAGTTCCACGCAATTGAGCGATTTTGCTGTCTGTGTTACCTTCTCCGCCAATCAGAATAGTTTTCTCTTTCGACACCATAACCTTTGAACAACTTCCTAGTTCTGCTAATGTGATTAACTGGGGGTCATCCTTAGATTCAGCAGTTAATACTTTACCACCAACTAGAGAACAAATATCTCCCAATTCATCAATTTGAGCATCACCAAAGTTAGGTGCAAGAATAGCCGCACATTGAATTGTATTTGCCATTACATTAGCAATTAAATTATTCAATGCTGAACCTTCCATTCCTTTACACATAATTAGAAGAGGTCTGCTTTGTGCAGAAGATATTTCTAATACTGGAAGAATATCTTGAAAGTTTCGTATAGAAAGATTTGACATAAATATCAAAGGGTTCTCGAATACTGTTTCACCGTTTTCAGTATTAGCCATAAGATGACTTAAATATCCTTCATCAAGTTCAATGCCTTCCTTTACTTCAAGATAAGTCTTGTTAGATTTAGATTCTTCTAAAGCAACAATACCTTCTTTGCCAACAGTTTTTACGGCTTCATTAATAATAGAAGCCATATCAGCATCATTGTTAGAAGCAATCATAGCAATATCATATACATTATCTTCATCAATTTCAGTAGCCTTTTCTTTTAAGAATCTAGTTACTTTCATTGAAGCAGTTAATAGTTCTAACTTAAGTTGATGTAGATTATACAATTCTTCTAGTTCTAGAATATTATTACATAATGCTTGTGCTAAAACGCAAGCAGTAGTAGTTCCATCACCCGATGTATCTTGAGCCTTTGAAGCAATATCCTGCACTAATTGAATTCCCATCTGAATAAATGGGTCATTATTATTAACATACTTAGTGATAGTTACTCCGTCATTAATGACAACTGGAGGATTACCTTGTAAAATAACTGTTTTTGCTTGTGGCCCTAAAGTTGGTTTAACTGTATCTGCTACAAGATTAATTCCTTCCATTAGTTTTTGTTTAACAGTATCTCCGAATAGAATCATTCAATCACCGCCAAAACATAATCCTTATGGATAAACTTGTATTCTCCATATTCTTCAATAGGTTTCATTGTAGAGAAGATTACTTTCTTTCCGACTAAAGACCCATGCTCATTAGCACCATCAACAACAATACCTACATTATTTTCTTTGATAATAATGCCATTAACGCTTCCTTCGTCTTGCTTTACTATAATATAATTACCGATTGCTTTCATTTGCTTTCCTCCAACATTTGATTATATGTGTATTTTCCTTTCATACCTTCTTTCCATTTTCTTAAATAGATAAAAGAATCAATTACTTCGGGAAGACATTTCATACAAACGTTTCTTCCCGAACACGAAATTATTCCTACTCTAGTTCCTTGAACTTTATTACAAACTAAACACTTCATTCTTCTTCCTCCAATGATGTTACATGGTTAGATAATTCATCAACCTTAACATAAACTTCCTCTAACCTATCAAGAGTTTTGTTATATTCATCGAGAATCATAAATGTTATTTTTAATATAGTTTCTCTAGATTTAGTTTTCAAATGTTCTTTAAACGTATGCATATCCAATGTTCTCATTCTTCTTCACTTCCTATAAATACCCACTTCTTTTTCATGGTTCTATCCGTATAAGTCCATACATGATTCTTATGAAACTCATCCAAGTCTTTATCTCGTTGAGTTCTTTTAGACCAAGTTACTCCCTTAGTTTTTCTTTCGTTCTTATCATTAGGATGATTAGATACATGACGTTGGGTTCTTTCAGTAACAGTTAAATCACCTTTTGGGAATGCTATTTCTTTTCGCTTATATGCCCAAGAATGGCCGCCTTTAATAGTTCTAAAATTCTGTTTAGTATTCATTCCTCTTCCTCCTGACAATTTTCACAAATCCATTCAACAGGAGGTGTTCCTGAATCAGTCCAACATGAACATTTTTTTTCATATTGCTGTTGAATATGTTGTTCACCTAAATTACTTTCTTGAATAACTAGAACATTAGGGTCAGTATTCTGCCAAAACCCAAAGTGTTCATATCCACCAAGCACATATGCTTCTTTCATATTCTTTTGCCAAATATTGACAGTATTCCAATCAGTTCCGCTAAAATAAGCACGACCAAATGGATGAGTATGAATCCAACATTTAATAGGTAATTTCAATCCAGCAGGTTCTTGCATAAATGCAACAAAACCACTTGAACCTGATGATACAAAACAATTATCGTTATCATCAATAACTACTTGAACTTCAAGGTTAGGTAGGATTCTAGTAGACATATCCCAAATAACATTAAAGAAAGCCTGTTGAGCAAAAGGCTCAAGTTGAGTTTCTTCATTCTCCCATAATTGTCGTCTACCCCAAGTATCTTGAATACTGAATTTTACATAGGCTCGTCTATTCTTCATTTCTTCTTCATATGTTATCATTATATTCACCATTTAGTTTATCTAATTTCTTTTGTAGTTTAGCCGCTTTCTTTAGTTTACGACGTTCTCTCCATGAGAGCCTTTCCTTTCGGGCTTCTGCAATCTTTTCAGATGTAAGTCTATCTACTTCGATAGTATATTTTTCAAACTTCTTAGTCCAAGAATGATTTATGTTTTCGATTTCTCTAGTTAGAGTAACACATTTTGCTTCTAGCAAAGAGTTCTTAGTTCTAAGAATCTTAATATCTTCTTTCTTTTGTTCTAGTAATTGAGCAACCTTATCAGCCGCTAATTTTAGATTAGATTTCTTTCTATCAACAGAGTTTAACTGTTGCTTCAAGGCATTTTGCTTGAAAGAAAATCCTTTTGTATAAAATCTATTCTTTACTCCTGCTAAAGACCTGCCCATTTCTTTAGATGCTCTTTCTAACTCATCTAAAGAAGATATTTCGCTAAGGTAGTTATCTTCATTCTTAGTCCATCTTTTTGCAGAATAGCCTGTTTTTCTAGCCTTTCTAGTCTTAACTGGCTTCTTAATTGTAACCTTCCTAGTATTCTTCTTTAGTGGTTGTTTAAGAACATTCTTTCTTAAAGAAACAACCATAGCATATATGGATTGGTATGTTCTATCTTCTCCAAACTTAGTGTGAAATCTCTTCACAATTTGTTTAGGCTTCTTATTCAAGTGCATTGTTAAAAATGCTTTTTCTTCTGTTGTCCATTTCTTGTTCATATTTTTCATCTCCTTATAGATTAATCATCATAAAATCCTTTAGTTCTTCATCATTGAAGAATTTTTGCGCCCATTGTGCGCCCATTCCTGCGATTGCAATTTGTAGGAATTGCACGTTTTTATTCGTTCCATCCCAACTATCTCCTTGACAACTGTAACTTCTGTTATCTCCTGCAAGTAATGTATCATACATCTTTGGGTCGGAAAGGCTTGAAATAAAAGCGGCGTTTCTACCCTGCGCTCGGAGGTCAAGCCATTTAATACTTGTGTTGTATAACGTGCGTCTTACTCCCAAGTTATCTACACAGCACATAACTAGGTCAAAACCTTGCATCTGTTTCTCTGTCAATATAGGATATTGACTCGCAAAATGCACTGATGTATATTCATCTCTCATAACCATCGCTTTGTTTTGCCCAACGTGTCCTTTCTTAAAGTTTTGATAAGTTAAGTTCTTATCCTCAACTGTATCGGGGTCTGCTACTGTTATGTGATATAAACCAACTTTGTCTAAAAACTGAATCAAAAATGACCCAATTCCACCTGCTCCAATTACTAATACTTTTCTCATTCTAATCCACCTTCTCTAACAAACTGAATAAAATCCATTCCATATTCTTTATTACATTCTATACATTTACAATTTGTATCTGTTGGTTTCCAATGCACTAATGAATAACTTCTGCATTCTAAACATTGTACGTCGTTAATTGCTTTATCTTTTCTCATATTTATTTCTCCATTAAGTTATTTACTTCTTTTCCTTTAACTTCTTTAACTGATGTTTTGCCAATCAGTTGCAGAATTGATTTTGTTTGTTTATAGATATTTTTTCTCTGAAAAGACGTAGCACTTGCTACGTTCTCAGCAGTTATCTTATAACAATGCATATTTATTGCTATCCAGCAAATGCTTGCATTGTAGCATCTTCCTTTATTGAATGTAGTTTCAATGAGTAAACTCTCAAAGAAATCATATACCTTTTCACATCGTGCTTGAAATAGCGGTTCTTCTGAAATTAAAGCAGTTGTTTTGCTAAATTCAAACCTATGGTTTGAAAAGGCTGTTTGTCTTAAAGACTTTGTAATTCTATTAACAACCTTTCTTACCTTTTTAGGATTACAAGAAAATTCAGAACTAACTTCTTTATACGACAAAGGAGTACCATTTTCTCTAAGAACATAGCATACTACTGCTGATGCCCTGACTTCAAGAGAATCTCCAGTATTAAAGAAGCCTTTTCGATACAAGGAAAGATACAGTTCTTCTGTTCTGTATTTAAGAGAAATAAAACTAAACTTAGATAGAATCATATTACAATGAGTAAGTGCATTCTGTACTGTTCTAGGAATAAGATTATCGGTATTCCATTTATTAAATTTGTGAGAACCTTTTCCTGTGATTATGGAACCTAGTCTATTATCTGGGCTTCTTTGTGGAGTTCCTTCTACATAAGAAACTCCTTCATCGAAAGCGTCATAAATCATGACTAATCCACAACTAGTGCAGACCTTTTCTCCTAATCTTTCATCAAATTTAAATTCCCTTTCTCCGCATTCTTCACATTTCATTATTATTCTCTCCAAGAAGTCTTGTTATTTCTTCATTTTTATTATATTTAGCATCAGCATCAGAATAGATATAGTTTCTGATGGTGTGAACTAAACTAAGTAACATTTCATCATTCATCGTGCAAAGAATCCTAGCAACATATTGGTCGCCTAATGAAGAACCCGTTGCTAAATTATCAATACAAATCGGCCCACGCCATTCTGGAGCAGATAACAAAAGATATTGTGAATCAGTTTCAGGATTTATGATTGGTTTGTTATTTCCATCATATGCTCTAACTTTAGCAGGTTGCCAAATTTGTACGCTAACTTTCTGTAAATCAGAACTATTTCTTTTATCTGTAATTTTCCAATCGTATAGTTTGCCTCTTACGAAGATATGAGTTATCTCTCCTTCATCATCATAAACCGCAACAATTCTCTTTTTGTATTTTTCAAGAGTTTCTTGAAGAAGTTGTTGCGCTCTTCTCTCGACAATATCTCCAGTTCTATTCTGTTGTAGAAACTCTTTCATGAGTTTTAATTCTGCTTCAGAAGGAGTTCTACCTATTAATCTTTCATATAGGTTACTGGGCGTTAGGTTCTTCCAACTGCCTCTAGAATGACCATGCCTATATGTATTACAGAAAGTATTCAAATCATCTTTTGATATTTCTCCCCAAATACCATCACTAAGTTCTAGTGCGTAAGTATCTAAACCTATTTGATTAACATTAAGTCTAACCTCAATCTTACTATATCTCCCTTCTCTTTCATAGAAATGATAAGGAACTTTATTTTCTAAAACATAGTGTATATTTTCAGGAGTATCTAAGTATTCATTCAAAGCACTAAACAGTTTCATTATGTTGCTCTCATTTATACTCATAATCGCTAATTTAGCCAATGCTCCACAAACAGTATCTAGTGTAGTATAGTGGCCGTTAATGTTTATTCTTCCCTTAGACTTTTCTATACTAATCGGCATTCCACTAATAGTTAGTTGAACATTGAAATCACTAGAATCAGGATTAGACTTAAAAGAAGGATTATGCCTACTATAATATCTACTACTTCTTCTTCTCTTCACTAAATTTCTTTTAAAGTAATCCTTAGTTGCAGAGAAGATGGGATTTGTCGAATTATGTCGATAATTATGCCAATCAATATTACAATGTGCTTCAACATAATAAGTTTCAGACAATATATCAATTTTAACAATGTCCCTTGTTTGGCTGTCATCAGCCCTGTTTATTCTTAATTCTACTTCTGTCATAATATCACATCATAAATAATTTATCATCTACGTTGCTTTCGCAAGCAAGATGAACTTCCTTTTTAATTTCTTCGGGAATCAATAATTGACCCCCACATATTCTACATCTAGTGGCGATTCTTTTGCCATAGGCTCTATGACTCGCTACATAGTCTGGATTCTTTTCTTTCATTATACTTACTCCTTATTTTTATAAAAAATTCCTTATTGTTTTTTTCCATGTAATTATACATTCTTTTCTTATCAAAAACATCCCTTTCTAGAAACTTAATGAAACCTAATTCTTTCGCTTCTTCTATATCCCACAAGCATTTTTCGTATAAAATACGAATAAGACGAAGTTTCTTAGCGTCGTCTGATTTGGTCTGCTCACAAACATTCAACGTGTGAATTAAACTAATAAAACTATCGTCAGAGAAATCTCTCGATAAATGAATCGAGTAGAATTCTAAATCTGAATAACTAATCTTAGGTAATGAAATATTAGATTTCACATTGTCCACCTGCACAGGCAAGTTCTCCACTTAGGTTGGTATTGTCTTGGTTTTCAATAACTTGAGTTAAGTTAATTTCAGAAAGGGTTGAAATCATCTCTTCATATTGTTTCTTTGTTATTGTTTCAAATGGTGCTTGTTTATATGTGCCGCCATCATAAGGCAATACAGATAAGCCATTATAATAATGTCTATTCATCCACATCCATTCTCCTACATCTTCCCATTCCTTTTCTTTGATTGAAATGGTTGCAGAAACATTGTGAGTATTTAATCCATCTTTATGTCCTGCCCGAACCCAACGAATACTAAAATTCTTTACTCTTTCAAGCAAATCAAATACCTTTTCTGTACGAATAATAGCATTATCTGGGGCTTTTTGCGGAATACTAATTACTGCTTGCTCAGTAGGATTAAAGTATTCATCTTCCACTAAGTCGGGATGATTTTTTGCAAGGTAAGAATAAATTGCTTCATTCTTTCCTACTCTAATTCTACGAATATAATATTTATCATGCCAAGCATGAATACCACTTGAAGTTCCCAATACTAAGGAAGTAGTTCCTGCTGGTTTAACGCAAGTTACTCTTGTTGCTTGATTAACTCCTATTACTTCAGCAACTCTTTTATTCTCCATTTTAGCAGCAAAAGCAGCCATTTCTAAATCTAGTCCTTCTACTACTCCAGATGCAATACCTGTCATAGATACTCCTAATAAAGAATCTTTTTCAGAGTTTTTTTGCCAAATTTCTCTTAAATAGTGAAAATCAGTATAACCTGCTTGAAGTGTTCCTAAGAAAGAAGCCGCTTTAACTCGCTCTTCTAAATCAAACTGGTCTTTTACATTACTAGCATTAACTTCTGTTAAGTTACAGAATTGATAAGGTCTTAATGCAATTTCACAGCAAGGATTAGTTCCCCAATCTTTGTCATTACTGAAATAAATTCCAGGTTCTCCGCTACCTGACATTTGTATTCTTTCCCAAAGTTGTAAAAAGAATTCTTTAGTTACTCTATGTCTAAGTAATACTGCTGAATTATTCGCTCTGCCTCTTTGTGGATTATTTTCCCACCAATTACCAGTCTTAGATGAAATCATTCCCATGTCATCAGCACTAAATAAACTAATCATAGCGGCTCTCCTAATACCTCCACTTAATACTGCGTCGGCAATATGACACATAATATCATGACAATAAATAGAGTTAAGTTGGTATTCACCGCATCGTTGAAGAATACCTTCGATTTTAACTAAACATTCTCTTAATGGCTGACTTCCTGGCGCTTTTCCACCACTAGTCTTTAATAGAGAACCTTTAGGTCTAATATCAGAATAATCAAAAATAGGAGTAGAAGTCCTAATTCCCATATAACATTCCATAAGAATCTTTACTGCATCTGCCCAACCTTCTATTGAATCTGCAATTAAATATCTTCTCTGTCTATTAGGATTAGGCATCTTTAATTCTGGTAATTGTTCAACATGATGTCGTTGAACAGAATAACCTACACCAGTTCCTCCTAATAAAAGAAACATCGCTTCACTAAATGCAAGATAAGAATCTATTGGCATATAAGCGCAATTGTAAACTCTATTTGGAGAAATCTCAATAGGTTTTCCACCAAACTGCATTGAACGCATAGAGGGTAATACTTTCTTAGTTAGTACAAAATCATCATAAACTTTGACAATTTCTGTTTCTAAATCAGGATATGATTTAATATGCATATTCATGTTTCTAGTTACAATCTCTTTCCATGTTTCCCTTCTTTGCAGTTCTTCTTGATACTTAGCATACTTCATATGCACAGTAATATCGGATAGTATTTCTTGTTCTGTATTCATCTTCAACACCTCAATTTTGTTTTCTTTGGGAATTTATCTATGGTTGTAAACGACGACAACCATTGTCCGTTTTTCAAAACGACCCATTCCTTTTCTTCTTTAAATTCCCATGAAGAAAAGTCCTTTATGCTATCTTCTCCATTGTCTGCAATTAAAGAGTCAATGGAAGTATAGGTTTTATCGCCATAACTGACAATAGTTTCACCCATACAGATTATTTTTGCTTTTTCTGTAAATGCGAGAATAGTCCCGCTTGAATAAAAATCTGGTTTAAAACAAACATTGTTGTTCAATACCGTTAGTTGGTTAAGTTTCCAACCCTTATCCTTTGTTACTAAATTATACGCCTCTGTTCCTATAAAATATTTTAAATTCATGCCCATCACCAAAAAAAGGGAGAGCCAAGACTATTAGCCCCGACTCTCCCGATACGAGAGAGAACTTAAAGATTACTAAATCTAAAGTTTTCCTCCAACGATTGCTGGACTGAGGGTTACTGCCTCAATGTCATCCCATGCAATTTCGGAGATTTGCTCTCTTGATGTCAATTCACCATCAATAAACACCCAATGCGTAGGGTGCGTGTTGATTTGTTCTATTACTTCTTCCGCACTAAGCGCAAGTTCCGTGTGGCCTGTTTCATTCATAATTGTTAAGTTTATCATATTGTTCACCTGTGTTTTTCTTATGTTCTCTTCCTTTATATACCGACTCATTCTTAAGACATATCCTTGTCCATTATCTCATATTGTCGTTGTTCTGTTAGATACGAGTTTAATATCATATCTAGTTTTTCTGGTAATGCATCAATAATTCCACATATTAGTTTTCTATTCAAAGAAATCCATATCTTGTGATAAGTATTGATTATTACCTTTGGTTCATCCTTTTCGTTCATAGTTATTACAATAGGGGGCAATTCTTCATCATCCACTACTCTAAATTCTACTGGTTTTGCTTTTTCTATTACATTCATTTTTATTTCTCCTTTTTGGAATTGGTGGGCGTAACAGGAGTCGAACCCGTATCTTCGGCTTAGAAGGCCAAAATGCTATCCATTACACCATACGCCCTGTTTAATCAAACATACGACAAAAGTGCGGGTATGTTTTTAGAATGGACTAAAGTTTCTAGTCTATCCGTTGAATCTTGGTTTGTTCTGAGTATGGCAGACGAGACAACCTCAATCATTTTTTCATGGCTAGTATTCCTCAGAACTACTCTAATTTGCATTTCTAGTTCTTCAAGGAACTTGGCTTCATGTAAGCATGAAGGGCATTGTATCTTCATCACAACGTCATGATTATAGTCAGTCTGAGTAATGAATCCTTTACCGTTACATTCTTCGCAACTCATTCTAATTTCACCTCTTTATAGTATTCATTAAAGAGGGTTTTACAAGTTGGGTGTTTGTAGTCTACTTCTCCACCATCTATATCAATATCATATTCCACATAATCATCATTATTGTAAATAATTGCTAATGTGGAATACTTAATATGATATTGTTTCACGTTATTCCAATCTATATCATAGTCATCCAAATTAACTTCAATGTGTGCTTCATATGTTAATTCTAAAAATCTAGGTTTCTCCATCAAAATTCCTCCGTTAAAACGAATTCTTTTGTCTCCTTTTGATTCCAATATTGATAAACCAGCATAGTTGCAATCATATAGTTATAGTTAGTTGAACTAGGATTTTCTTGAAACATCTCATAACACGTTTGCATATACACATTAGCGTTTGTTAGTCCTAATTCCTTTACTGAAGATTCAACAGGGTCGTGAACTGAGCCGTGTTGTTTCTTTAGTATTTCTATTGTTTTTTGTTCTATATTATTAAACATTATTAATCCTCCATTGTTCCATTTGTGTTTCTAAGGTAAACCAATTCGGTCTACCTCGTTTACGCCATTCAGCGAAACGCCATTTTCCTTTGATGTAATAATGACGATAAGATTCAGTTACGAATTTCCAATCGTCATCATATACGTTATTGATTCTATATTTGTCATCCATAGCAATAGATACTGGAGTTAGCCCAGTAGTGGGAAACTTCCAACTATCTTGCCAATTGATAGGCATTTCTGTATTTACTATTCTTTGAAATGAACCATGTTCTTTTCCATATCTAAATGAAAACTCTTTGCATAGTTCATAACCATGCATATAAAGCCAATGAAAGTTCTCTTTACTTTGCCTAGCCCATATCGTTGAAGGGTGATTTAGCATAGCAGGTTTCATCATTAGTGAACCGTTTTCTTTGTGAAAAGCCTTAAGTTCAGCAAGAGTAGGTTCTTTATCATTTACTTGAACGTATTGAAAATACAATGCGTTAGTATGTAGCATTTGACAAGTTTCTGTTGGCATTTTGACAACGTGTTTATCAATCATCATTTTTGCTGAGATAACTGGACTATTTGATAGTGCAAATATATTCATTCTTGTTCACCTTTCCAATACCAAGTTTGTTCGCCTAATTCGTCTAAAGTCATTTCAAATGTTTCAGCAATAACTGTCATTGGAATACACATATACCATCCAATTTCACGATTTGAACCATTATATCCTTTGTAATTTTCACGCATAAATTCTATTATTTTATTTTTATTCATAATTTCACCTTCGATTTCATGTATGCTTTATAGGGAGACATACCAAACTCCACAAATTCTTTGAAGCGTTTTACTCGCTTTTGTTCCTTTTCTATTGTTCTATTCAATAATTCCTTTGAGTAATACCTATGATTACTCTGATGAATTATATCTTTCATGTATATCTTCATTACATCCACCACATATTTTTATTATTATTTCTGTTGGTTCCTCTTCAGAACCAAACTCTTCACTAATTATTCTTAGTGTATGAGTTGCTTTTAGAAAGCAGACATGACAATGTATTATCTTTGGTCTGCTTGGGAATATTTCTTTGCTTAATATTTTTCTTAACCAGTTTATCATTTTAAATCCTCATTGGTCGGGGAAAGAACTTCATAGAGAATAACTTAACTACTATTTCGATGAGATAACCGTTTTGTTCTTATTATTCGATAAACCCCTAAAGTTGCAGGAAAACAAGTTATGACTTCAAATACCAGATGAAGTGAACCTATTTTTAATTTTAAACCTGCGATTTCCGTAGGAAAAAGGTTTAACCTAACTGGAATTTGAAATACTGTTCGTAGGCTTCGATTATCTTACGAACAGGTTTGTTTTTGTTTTCCTTTAATACTAAATGAAATGATTGAATCATATTCAATAAGTATTCAGCGTCATCATTATACTGCGTATCATCCATATTTACACCTCAGAATGATTTACCATGCATATATTCACGGCTTTGATTGTATTCAATCTTTGCAAGTATAGCACCTGCAATATCTAAATCTTTACCGAATGCATAATCCATAATACGAATTACTGCATCTGCTAATTCTTCTTCAAGATTACTATACTCAATAATCTTATTTGAAGAAGGATTACCTTGACGAAGTGCCTCTAATGCTTCTGAAATTTCAGCATGAATTAATGCCATTCTTTCACCATCATTCACTTCATCTTTCCAGAATCCGTGATTAACTGCGTTTTTATACACTTCTTTTGCTATTTTATTCCATTCTTTTTCAAACATTTTTCTTCACCTCATGTTCTTTCTTAAATCTTTTAGCAGTTTCTAGACAGGTTTTAGGAGTATCTTCATTAATGTTCTCTCCACGTTGAACCTTTAAACTAAATATCCAGTCTGCAATTTGATTAGTTGATGCGCCATCATTTAACATGGCATTTAATTGACTCATTTTACTCATATTATCACCTCATCGGCAGATTACTGCTATTTTAAATTCTTCTCCACAATCTAGACAGAAAACAGTAATTAAACCGTTATCATCTAATTCATCTAGAGCATTTACACCATACTTGAAATTAGGATGTTTACAGTTCATTGTTTCCCCTCCTGCTTTTCAAGTAATAATTCGTGTAGTATCTCTTCAAATTCGGTATCAAGAACTTCATCTGGTATTTGATTACCATATAACATTCTTCTATATACTTCACAAGCATTCTCTAAAGCCTCGATATATATTTGATTGTTTTTAATCATTCTCTTTAATTTTTCATCCATTCTTTTCACATCCACAGGTTTGTAGCCTTCTGAAAGCATCAACAAAACTTACACTACATAAGTTGTCAAATTTTGCTGTTGCATCGCAAGTTTCACACTTTAGTTCTCTTATATCTTTAAATCTATCTTTTAGCATTTTTATTCCTCTGTTTTTTCCTTTAAATTATACCTTACGCTGTCTCTAATTAATAAAAGTAAATTATAGTTAGTTGTTGTTTCCCAATCTACACCTTCATTACCTTTAAACATTTTAGCAATATCTATTATCAGTTTTCTTTCTTTCATTCTAAATCCTCCATCGCATCTGTAAAGATAGAAATTAATTCAACCTTTTGGATGTCAGACGTGCAATTATCATACAGTCTTTCAGTCAAAGTTTCAATCATTTCACTTATACTTTCATCCATCGCTCGTTCAAACCACTTATTCATTTCTTCCATTAATATACTATAATACATATTTATTCACCTACTATTTGGTTTTGGCCCACAATAATACAAATTCTTTTTTGCTCTTGTGATAGCCACATAACAAATGTTTAATTCTTCTTGCATATCAGAAGCCTTCGGATGAGGCATTCTCTCAGTTGCTAGAATATAAACATTATCTGCTTCAAGACCTTTAGCCTTATGAACAGTTGAAAGCATAATTTCACCTTTCTCATTACTATTGAATACTCTCTTAATTTCTGCAAGAATACCAGTTACAGTTGTAGCCTTTGTAGCAAAGATACGAATACATTCAAACTTATCTTCAAGGGCATGGGCTTGATTTACCTTTTCAAGTTTAATCAAACGATTGTAATTATAATGGAAATCTTGGTCAAGTAGTTGTAAAAACTCATCAGAACCCATATTACCATTCTTTGTAATCTTATTTACTGCATTGACAAGTCCTTTTGTCATATCTCGACCTAGAACATAAGCAGATTTACCTTGCATAATTAAATCATAAAAGGCACTTACTAAAGGAGCGTTATATCTACATAGAACCATGTCTCCTTCGCTCGGATTAAACGGTGAATTTTCAATAACTCGGCCTTCTTCAGCATCTTCTTTACAATCAAATTCTGAAACAAAACGATTCGCTTCTTTTACGACTGATTTAGGACAACGCCATGTAAGAGATAAAGAAAATTCCTTGACTTTTCTGCCACGCTTTGTTAATTCCTTCTGAAAAATAGAGATTGAATTTGAATCGGCTCCACGAAATCCATAAATTGCTTGGTTTCTATCGCCAACAATGACGACTCTGCCATTCCCAATACATCTAAAAATCAATTCTCTCTGCATTTCATTGAAATCTTGTGCTTCATCAACAAATAATACATCAAATACTGGCAAAGGTAATTGATTTACAATAGGAATCCAAATCATATCGTCAAAGTCAATAAGACTAACATCGTTACGACATACTTCTAAGATGGTAGGAATAGCACCAATAGCCATTTCTTCTTCACGGTCTGATTCAAAGTTAATATTATACTTATCAATCAATTGAAAGATACTCTTTTGGTCAGTTCCTTCAATCAATGAACCTTTGACCAAACTAATTAGTTTTACCAAAGGAAAAGCATTGAAATCTTTACCTAGAATATCATCAATAATATTCTTTACTTTATAGTTATTGACTCTTGTTTTAATTCCAGCAGAACGAAGTGCAGCAAATCCAAGTGCATGGAAAGTTTTTGCAACTACGTTATCTGGGAGTCTTTCTGCTAATTCAGTCTGAATAGATTTATTAAAACAAAGGAAAGCCATATTGGTTCCATTTGTTCTTTTTGAACCTTCAACGATTGTAAAAGTCTTACCAGTTCCAGCACCAGCATTTACTATTACATCATCAGTTCCGTTTTCTAATTCATTCCATATTTCTTCTTGTTGTTTTGTTCCAGTTATCATTATTTTTACCTCATTAATAGGGTGGAATAGGAGGAAGAAAGGAGCAAAATTCCTTGACTAGAGGAATTATTTAATTAACACATAATTGCCGCCTTTGCTCAACTTTCTTCCATGAAGTGTGGGAAGCAGGATTTGAACCTGCGAAGCAATACGCACAGGAGTTTAAGCCCTGCTCCTTTGACCATACTCGGATATTCCCACGTTTATTATCGAATACTCTGTATATTGTCAAAGATTAGTCAATGCGACCATTACAACACCCATACAGAGGGGTTCCCCTTATAAGGTGCGCGCCCCACCTGTTTTTACTTTGATAAAATTAAGTATTGTTTAAAATAAACAATTAGAAAAGAAAGGTGAGAGAAAAACCCATAAGGGGTGTACCTTTTTGTGAACAGAGGTAGGGGTTTTATTACTTCACAAACTCTCGGTGAGTTCCTTTAAGAATAGAGGGGAATTACCCCCTCTATTCATTTGTCTTTAGCAGAAAAACTCTCAGAGTTCTTCTTCTTCTTCTGAATCAGAAGGAAGAAGAGATTCTAAAAGTCCATCCCATGTCTGCGGTTTAGCCTTATATCGGCCATTAAGCGCATTTCGGGTTCTTTTTCCAACAGACTTAGCATAATCAGCCGCATCATCGAAAACTCCGCCACCAGACTTAACGTGCTTAAACATAATAGCACCGATAATTGGGTCATGGTTATAGAAACCTTCTGCCGCTTCTTCAACAACGCCGCAGATTCTATCTACGTTAATGCGTACTGCTGTAGGGATAGATGATTTCTGTCCCTTTCGGAAAGGACTTCCATTTCTTCCAGACAAAAGACCCTTAAGTGCTTTTAATGCACTAGGTCTTTCGTTTACTTCTTCATTTCCAACTTGTAGGTGTAGTTGGACAACCTGCGAGAGAGGCTCGCTAAGGTCGTTATCTGCGTTTAGGTATTCTTCTACATCGAGAACGATGCTGTTCCATTCCATATCTTCCATTTTTTCACTTCCGTTTTTTGTGTGGGAGCAACCCTTGAATTGCTCCGCAAAACTCTGTTGTTCTAATAGCATATAAAGGAACACAAATTGGTGGTTTACTTTCTAAATCACCTTCATCAGTCAGAACATCAAAGAAGCCAAGAATAAACATTCTTTCTACTTCTGCTCAAATTTTGTTTACTCCCTAAAGAAATCATTTGTTTCTTTATGGAGGCATTTTGACTTATGATAAAAACGCCTTTTTTCTAATCGCATGATGAACCCCTCATTATTCCAACTTTGTTAGAATTATGGTCTGTGCAACACAAGCCCTAAGAAACTTCCATCAGAAGCCCTCAGAGCAACATTATTCTAATTTTCTAATTTTCTAACCCCCCCTCTCTCCCTGTATATCTGATAGGGAGAGAGAGAAGAAGAAGAGAGTATATATTATTATAATAATTAGAATATTAGAATAATATATATTCTTCTACTCTCTGTTGCACAG